ATACTGGACAATTCCGGCAACACATATTTGTGCACATTATGCCTCCGAATTAACTTGATATATCTCCGGTTTAGAGTGATATATACAGTACCCCAAGGGGAAAACACACATACGGAGGTACCCACCATGCTTACCAACAACACCTACTTCGAGAACCTCAAGCGCATCGGCCACGAGTACGAGGCCGCCCGCGTCGAGCGTCAGGCCCGCAAGCAGCAGATCATCGACACCCTCGGCTGGGACAGCGAAGAGCTGAAAGCCTGGTACGCCGAGGATCAGGCCGCCAAATTCCCCTTCGAGCAGGGAGCCTGCAAAGCCTACCGCGCTTGGGCCAACAGCATCAGCCGCAAGGAGGCCGAGCTGGAGATGGACGATTTCCTTTGGGAAAAGGAAGTCCGCGACTTCGTCGAGGCGCTCCGCAGCGCCGAGCTCGAGACCTTCGTCTACACCAACCAGAGCACGGCGGTCATGGAAAACCTGCACGCCTTTGCCGCCGAGGGTTGTACGATGATGGGCCTTTGCACCATCACCCGGCAGGAGACCCGCTGGGGCGAGGAAGAGCCCTACGAGGTGCAGGGCATCCGCTTCAGCCTGAGCTGAGCACCGGCAAAACCTGCCCACCACGGAGCCTACGGGCTCTGTTGGTCGTTCATAATGTGTACAGTTCCGGCGCGGATTATTTGTGCACATTATGGGGGCGAATTAACTTGATATATCTGCCGTTCAGAGTGATATATACAGTACAAAAACGAACGGAGGATACCACCATGAAGCGCATCGAAAGAAACGAATTCAACTACATCCGCAAGAGCCTGAGACAGTTCACCCTCGGCTACGGCACCACCCTGACGATCCGGACGGACGGCAGCGCCGAATACAAGCAGGCCCTTCACGAGCATTACACCAGCCTCGGGTTCCACCCCGCCAGCGTGAGGGTCGACAGCCGGATGTACGATGAGAAGGAACGGATCATTTACATCTACGGCCTGACCTACGACCTGCACGGTGAGGAGCGGCCGTGGACCGACCTTTACACCCGGGAGGAGAAAGAGCGCTTTGCCGCAGCCCTGAGATAAGGGCATGCACCGCCGCCGAGGACGCAGCCTGATAGGGCTGTGTTTCTCGTCATAATGTGCCCAATTCCGGCGCAGATTATTTGTACATATTATGCCGCAGAATTATCTTGCTATTATCCCCGTTTAGAGTGATATATACAGTACCCCAAGGGGAAAACACACATACGGAGGATACGACAATGACGATCAACGACGCGATGAGAACCTACCGCCTGCCCAACCCCACCACCCCGGAGGATTTGGAATGCCGCTGGAGCAAGGTCCTGAACTTTGGAGACAAGGTGCTCCTCGCCGGGTATTACTACAACGGGCAGAACAAGCCCTGCTACTTCGGCGCGGTTTACGAGCATCTGGACGACGACCTTTCCTGCGAAGGCACGATCGGGCTGAGATCCGCCAGCGAGGTTGCCTTTGAAGACGACGGCCACGCGATGGCATGGGCGATGGCCCACACGGAGGACTGAACATGAACCAGATCGAAGAACGTGTCTACACCCTGACGGACGACGCCAACTCCCTGGCCGCGGAGCTTTACGATACGCTTGAAGCCATCCGGTATGATCCGGTCGGCGCTACGCCGGACGATGTCGAGTACATGAAGGAGATCCGAGGACTGCTCCGGCAGGCGCTGGACCGGGCGAAGAAGATCGAGGCGGACGTCGGAAAGGGCTGAGCCAAAACTGAACACCGCAGGGATGCAGCCGGAAGGCTGTGTTCCTCGTTATGACGCAGGCACGGAGCCTGCTTTTTTCATGCATTGAGGAAGGAGGAATGACACATGGCTACTCGCGGAAGAAAGCCCACGCCTACCGCGATCAAAGAACTGGAAGGCAATCCGGGCAAGAGAAAACTGAATGATAAGGAGCCCAAGCCGGTGAAGAAGGCACCCTCCTGTCCGAAGTGGCTGGAGAACGAGGCCAAAAAGGAATGGCGTCGGCTCTCCAAGAAGATGGAGATGATGGGTGTCCTGACGGAAGTGGACATGGCTGCCTTTGCCGGTTACTGCCAAGCCTATGCCCGCTGGAAAGAGGCAGAGGAATTCATCACGCAGCACGGCACGATCGTCAAAACGCCTTCCGGCTACTGGCAGCAGGTGCCGCAAGTCTCCATCGCGCAGACGTACCTGAAGGTCATGAACCGCTTTGCGGAGCAGTTCGGTCTGACGCCTGCATCCCGCTCCCGCATTATCGCAGATACCACCGGCAGCGGTTCCGAGGATGAGCTCGAGGCGCTGCTGGGAGGTGACGGCTAATGGCCAGAGTGCGGCCTGCGGACTATCCGAAACTCTCCAATTACGAACCGACCCGATTCATGCTTCCGACTTCTCATTATGATAAGGCGAAAGCAGATCGGGCCGTTACTTTTATTGAGAACCTGAAGCACACCAAGGGCAAATGGGACGGAAAGCCGTTCTGGCTGCTGCCTTGGCAGGAACAGATCATCCGGGACATCTTCGGGATCGTGGATAAGGACGGTCACCGACAGTTCCGTACTGCCTATGTGGAGATCGGGAAGAAAAACGGAAAATCCGAGCTGGCGGCCGCGGTCGCTTTGTACCTGCTCTACGGAGATAACGAGCCTGCCGCTGAAGTGTACGGCGCTGCAGCCGATCGGCAGCAGGCGTCCATCGTTTTCGATGTTGCCCGACGCATGGTGGAGAAGGCCCCGGCGTTGTATAAGCGTTCCAAGGTGGCCGCCGCCACCAAGCGGATCGTGAACTACAGCAACGCCGGGTTCTATCAGGTGCTGTCGGCAGAGGTCGGGACCAAGCACGGCCTGAACGTCTCCGGGCTGGTGTTTGACGAGGTTCATGCACAGCCCAACCGGAAACTGTATGATGTTCTGACCAAGGGCTCCGGTGATGCCCGTGAGCAACCGCTGTACTTCCTGATCACGACCGCAGGCACGGATAAGGAAAGCATCTGCTACGAGCTCCATATGAAAGCGCTGGATATCATGGCAGGCCGGAAGATTGATCACACCTTTTATCCAGTCGTGTACGGCCTCGCCGATGATGAGGACTGGACCGATGAGCGAAACTGGTACAAGGCCAATCCGTCCCTCGGGCAGACGATCCAGATTGAGCGCGTTCGGGAGATGTTTCAGGAGGCGGTGGATAATCCCGCCGAAGAGAACGTCTTCAAGCAGCTCCGGCTTAACATGTGGGTATCGTCCCTGACTCGGTTCATTCCGGAGCAGGTGTACGATTTGGGTAACATCCCGATCGACATGGAGGCGCTGAAGGGCCGCGACTGTTATGGCGGGCTGGACCTTTCCAGCACCGGCGATATCACCGCTTTCGTTCTCATGTTCCCGCCGCGTGATGAGACGGAGAAATACATCATGCTGCCGTTTTTCTGGATTCCGGAGGACACAATCCCGCTCCGTGTGCGCCGGGCATCGGTTCCTTATGATGTCTGGTATAAGCAGGGTTATCTGAATGCTACCGAGGGTAACGTCATCCACTATGATTTCATTGAAAAGTTCATCGAGGACCTGGGCACGCAGTACCACATCCTTGAGATTGCTTTCGACCGATGGGGCGCGGTGCAGATGACGCAGGATTTGGAGGGCATGGGCTTTACCGTCGTACCTTTCGGCCAGGGCTACAAGGACATGAGCCCGCCGACGAAGGAGTTCTATAAGCTGCTGATGGAGGGCCGGATCATTCACGGCGGCAATCCCATCATGCGCTGGATGAGCGGAAACGTTGTGGTGGACACCGATCCTGCCGGGAATATCAAATGCACCAAGGCCAAAAGCCCGGAAAAGATCGACGGCATTGTTGCTGCGATCATGGCGCTGGACCGCTGTATCCGGCATGAAAATGCTGGTAGCGTCTATGATGAGCGTGGGCTGATGGTGTTCTGATGTCCAAAAGCGGAGAAAATCTCCCTCGGAAACTGTGCTATGCTTATATCATGAAAAAGTGCGCGAGGGCTTCCCGGCTGACCGGGAGGTCCTTTCTTTTTTGGAGGAATGACTATGGGATTTCTTGACTGGCTCGGGATCAGCGCAAGAGACGCTCCCCAGGTGACGGACAGCGTCCGGGATTCCGGGCAGACCTTTGTTTTCGGCAAAGCAGACTCCGGCGAGAAGGTGGATGAAAAATCCGCCATGCAGATCGCCACGGTCTATGCCTGCGTCCGACTCCTCGCCGAGACGGTGGCCGGATTGCCGCTGCACCTGTACCGTTTCACCGATGATGCGGAAAAGGATAAAGAACGGGCCAAGGACCATCCGCTGTATAAGCTGCTCTACCGGCAGCCCAATCCGGAAATGACGAGCTTCTCCTTCCGGGAGACCATGATGGTTCAATTGCTCCTGTGGGGCAACGCTTATGCCCAGATTATTCGGGACGGACGGAATAACATCATGGCACTGTACCCGCTGCTGCCGGAAAACGTGGAGCCTGATCGTGATGAGAAGGGCCAGATCTATTACATCTACCACGCCTATACCGACGAGGTGCCCGGAGAGCAGAACAAGGACATCTACTTCCGCAGAGATGAGATTTTCCACATTCCCGGGCTGGGCTTCAACGGGCTCGTAGGTTTCTCGCCGATCGCTATGATGAAGAACAGCCTCGGCACCACGCTGGCTGTGGTGCCGAG